TGGAGTGTTTTCATACACACTCCTAAAAGTCCTGCAAACTCGTGAATTTTATATTTTTTATCCATGTCCTTATTATAACCTATGAGTACTCAGTTGTCAAGTGATTTGTTAACAGTTTGTTCCTCCTTTAATTTTAGTGCAAACATAAAGAACATGAACTCCTGGACTCTTGTAAATTCATATGGTTTAAGATGTGCTTTATATGGATAGTTTTATTTCCTTTGATAGAAGTCTTAACGTGACGCAATAATTCTTCTGAGAGAGCCAATAGATTTTCAGTCACCCAGTTGTTCCCGTTCGTATCCGTCCATGCGTCTACTGACGCTGAATAATATTTATTTTTAAGTGTATACAATCTGAAGAATAGCCCTTTATACAGGCTGCCATAGGAGTTTATATGAAGAACAACTGCCCCAGGATGAAAATACTGGGGCAGACTAATTTTACAAGTTTCACTTCGGAGACATAGTTTATTACTCAACGTTTGGGACGTGTACACAGCGTACCTCGCTATATCTCTGGCCTCCAAAAGTGCGAACCCCGTAATTTCTCCGGAAATTAAGCGTTCTTTCAAAGATTCAGGAATCTTTATCATGTCTGACTCCTCTAATGAACCCATGTTGGTATACCACATATCGCCAATAAATTGAGGCTCTTTTAATATTGTTGCCACGCGGAAGCACTTGTCTTCGTAGTGCTGTAGCGCTATAACTTTGTCATTTACTTTAAAAATATTAACCCCTCCCCTCTTATCCATTAAGTGAACATAAATGACAAGAATTATTTCCTTCTCGGAGGTTTATATACTCTAAAAGGTGTTTCAAAGAAATAGTCTTATCCCCTTTCCCCGAAGTTTTAACGTAAGGCAATAATTCTTCTGGGAGGGCTGATAGTCTGCTAGATGTCCATAGTACTCCTTTAATATCCCTCCAAGCATCTGCTGCCGTCTCGGGGTGTTTCTCTTTCAATGTATACAATTTGAAAGATAATTTATCTGGGGTAAATCTCCAACTTGCTTCCTCTTGGAGAACAAAAGCCCCAGGATGGAGACAATGTGAGGGGTTAAATTTGCAGTTATCTCCTCTGAGACATAATATATTAGGACTTCTTTTTGACACAGCCATAGCACATGTTAATATCAGCCTAATATCTAAATATTCGTACTCTTCAAGGAATACGGGAACTAAGTATTCCTTAATAATGTTAGGAATCTTTATTATCTCTGATTCTTTTAATCCCCCCATGTTAGTATGCCACACATCGCCAATAAATTGAGGCTCCTTTAATATTGTTGCCACATAAATATCAAAGGCAGTTTCTCTCTGTAATGTCGTAACTTTGTCATTTACTTTAAAAATATTAATTACCCCCTATTTAAAGCAGTGTTGCAGAAAGGACATTCCCCCGCTATGTTTAAATACCCATAATACTTATCAGTCACTATACTCAGGTCCTCGCCTAACTTACTTAATATGTTATTTCCTTTAAAAATCCTTTCCTGGAGAAGTAAGTAATTGTCATATACATTCTTTAACTTAGTGATTTTATGTACTTTTTCGTCAATGTCTTTTAATAAACTCACTATGCTATTTAAGGAAGTTACATTACCTAAAATGATTGTTAGCGAGGCGATTTGTCTTTCTAAGGAAGCATACTCCACGAAAAGGGATTCTATTTTGGTTTTGTCCCCCACTAACCCGGAAATTTTAGCGCAGTGATCCGCTAATGTAGAAAGTAAAGGTTCTTGATTCATCACTTTATATAATTCTCTTTTATCTGTGAGTAATTTTGCATAAACACCGTACGTATTATTAATGGTGTTTCTCCTACTTTCCAGCACGGACAGCCTCACATGCATATCCTCTAGAGAAATATACTTTTCTTCAAAAGCTAGAAAAGTTCTCATTTCCTCCCTCTGAACCTCTAATCCTTTTAGAGAGGTAAAAATAGTCAATAAGTTAGAGTAAAAAGACTCGTTAGAGGAGATACTCCTTAGTAAATTACTCAGAGATGTTATAGCTACTTCTAAATTATCTAAATAAGCGTAGCTTTCTAGATGTTTTGTTATATCTGATATTCTCTTTGTTAAATCTTTTTTCTCTTCATTAGCTTCTTTTAACCAGCCGTTAACTTTCATTACACCGCCGTCTACCTTATCTGCGCCACTTACAATACCTACTGCTTTTGCCCTGCGAGTAGCACTCTCTTCGAGCATAAATACAGGGTCAAGCTGGCAAGATATATTAAGTGTTGTGTCATTACCGTCTACATAATGAAGCAGGTACATGCCGTGCGCCTCCATCACTTTAGGAGGAACTTCAGCGCCAAACCCTTTAAATGTTTCAGAATTTCCTTCGATGTCCTTAAGCACGTAGTAATTTTCGGTGTTTTTACGCCCTCTAGTTATCTCTACCCCGTCACTAAAAGTGACGGTTACAAAGCAATGCTTTTCACCCCACATAGTGTAATCAACACGTAGGGGTTTATTGTACAATACCCAATAAAGTGCACGAGTTATAGCACTTTTACCTGCGTCTGTCTTGCCAACAATAGCTGTAGTCTTAGCGTCTAACTCTATAGTATTATCGACGTAAGACTGAAATCTATATAATCGTATTTTTTCTATTCTTCTTGATGTGTCGGCCATTTCTTACCTCCTTACCAAGCAATTTAGTGCAGTCATGTGTTAACGCTTGATCAAACGTAAAACAGTTACTGCACTCTGGGCATTGATAAGTAGTTACTAAAAAAGATTGCATTGGTTTAAACTCTTTACCGTTTATCAGCATGAATGTTGTTCCTCCTCATACTCTTTTATCGCCCGTAGGCTTACGTTGACGACATCTTCGCCTACATTTCCTAGCCGAGCCTTCTCTTCTAAAATATCTTTCAGTGTTAGGGACCCTCTCCCAATATCCGTTAGGCTTAAATTATCCTTAAACTCCGTAAGCATTTTCTTTCTCTTTAGTGTCTCAATTATCTTCTGGCGACTTAACACTTCCGGACCAGTGGCGGCGGGTACCGCAATTAAGTCCACTTCAACGTGGTCAGAATATACCTTAATATATGAAACAAAAGGCATTCTTCTTAATTCTTTTAAGGAAGCATTTATTCTGCCTAAGGCTCCGGGGTTTGTAAATATAACATTCTCAAAGAGTCTCACGCCAAATCCTGTATGCTCATGCCCGCAACATAATACATCCGCCCGAGTAATTACTTCTGTAAGGAGGGTGTAATTTCTTGACTTCATCACCGGTAAGTGTCTTTCAACTAAAAGGCCGTGTACCAGGTGTATAGCGAAATTAGCCTCCGGTGCCTTCACAATGCTATAAGAAGAAACCCCCTTAACATCAATATCCGGAGTGTAATTTGTTCCTGTTAACTGTACTGACACCCCATTTTTAGTAATAATACGCGGTCTGGCATCCAACAATGTTACTACTTTACTTTCAAAGAGAGCACCAAGTATAACACGTTTAATAACCTCATGATTGTGCCCGAATATGTCGTGATTACCAATGATTCCAAACACCTCCTGTTTGGCTTTTATCAACTGACTAATTAGTAAGTTTATAATTTTAGGCTTACTGTTGTACTTATCCACTAAGTCTCCTCCTAAAAGGAGGTGGGCATCCAATTTATTAGCCAATGACACAACAAACTCAACTTTACCCATAATAGTATTTAAGTAGTTGTCTTTTCTGCTTTCTGGCCAATTATCTGTAACATGCCAATCTGTGGAAAATAAATAACTTTGTAACGGCGTATTCACTATTTTTTACCTGCCTCTCTAAGTTTTAAATACTCTCTCTCTCTTCTTACTGTCGTAAACACTCCTAAACACTCTAGTGCGTGAAACAATTCTTCTATTTTTATAACTGCTCTGAAAGAATTTAACACTTCGCCCTTATTTAAGGAAGATTCGTAGACAGCTGTATGCATAAAAATTTCAGAAACATGTGGCCCAATAGGTTTCACGGGGCCAACAAGGGTAGAATAAACAAATTCCTTAGGACAGGTGTATTCCAACTTTAAATAATTAACAATGTCTTTATTATCCTCGCCATTTTTGACTATAACGCCCAATTTACTCAGAGTTAATAAAAAGTCACAGGCTTTAACACTTAGAAAAGTAAAGTAACTACTATGTTTTATCATTTCCCATTTTGACCATACCCTAAATACTATTGTTTTTATTGAGGGGTAATATACCATTTCTATGGTCTTAAGACTACTATCCAGGGCGAATAACAGTTTTGCTTTAGCTGAAGTATTTTTTACGGTTAAATCTAAATTCACCTAATCCGCTCTCCTTTCCGAGTTAATTACTTTGTACACTCTTTGCACTTCTCTTTGCTTTAACTCATCTTGATATTCCTTCATATGTAAATTCTTGTCTATTAAGGAATATTGTCGACACTGTTTAGAAGTAAAAACATTAAATTCTAGCAATATCCTTATAAGACTCTCTGTAGGTAAATATAAGAAATGATGATGTTCCCGGTAGTAGTGGTCCTGAGTAGTTGTGATAATACTAACAGTAATCAGTAATCGTCGATTTGAGTTAGAGTAGGATAATCCCGTTCTGTACGCTAGAGTTAGCGAGAGGCGGTGGTGTACGCTCACTTTATACGCAGTGCAGAAGTTATTGTTATATTTTAATGGAATATTACTTTGAGTTATAACACCTAGCGCTTCTAAGGAGCTTAAAAATGTCGTATAGTGAAGACTAAATACATAAGGTACACTACCTTCCCGACGTAGTATAATAAAAGGGTATTTTGCATTGGTAATGCGATAATCTCGGTCGGGTGGGTAGGTCTCAGTACTCCATGGAATTAAAAAAGACTTAAACTCAGGTAATATTTTGGCTCTTAAATTTAAATTCACACTATTTTCACTCCTTTAAAGGTCGATTTCTCTGTACACTCTAAATGAGTATTTTTTGACCAACTCATTATCCCACTCATTTCTATATAAATACCTGTCTACTAAACAGCAGTTTCGTTCCTGCTTAGAAGTAAAAACACCAAAGTCAAGTAACATATTCATAAGGATGGGTATGGGTACCCACAAGTGATGTGACAAAGTTTGTCCTGGGGCGAATGTAACAACATCAAATAATAATTGCCCCTTCTTTACGTCATGAGACAGTTCGGTTCTATATATCAAAGAAAGAGAAAGGCGATAACGTAAACATATTTTATAGTTAATATAAAACTGACTATTTTCCCTTAAGGGGGTATTACCTTTTGCTATGACACCCAAGTTTTCTAGCACCCTTAAAAAGGTTATATAACCAATACGAAGTATACAATTAATCTCCCCTTCTCTGCGTATTGTGATAAAAGGGTAATCGGCATTGGTAATAACATACCTTTGATCAAGTGCGGGGAAACCCGCTACCTGAGGTAAACAAAATGACTTAACCGTAGGTATTGTATCTCGTCTTAAATTTAAATTCATTAATCCCCTCTACCTCCAACTAGATTTATTTTGTAGTATTTCAATACACTCCTCACATATAGGTTCTTCAGAGACATGAACATAATTATTCCCACAATAGTCACATATATCACTATCTTCACTTAGATATTCAGCTAATAATTCTAATGTGGGCATTTGTGTATTTACCATAAAAGAGTGTAAATCCTCTTTAGTCATATCTAAATACAAAAGTAATTTATCTAACCCTATTCGTATCATATCACCTACCTGTATTACAATTATTTTCACCTACTTTCCTAAGTATTTTCTTTTAAACATCCTATATGATATAATTGAACTATATTTATAAAGGGGGAAATACTTGTGCTACTGTCTAAAGAAGAAAAAGAGCTGATGGATAAATTAGGCTTCGGAATAGATGAGGAAAGTGGACGTATTGTAGAACTAAATAAAATGGCGCACGCAGACGACTTAAATTACGCTGGATTTAACACTTTCATTTCCAAAGACAACAGAGTGTTTGAAAAAATTGGGGAAGAATTAGTGGAATTAGAGTCTACAGAGTTGGAGGCGGAAAGACGTTTTATAACTAAAAACGCTCGTCAGAATGCATCTTAAATATCCTACGTTATATATACCTTATACCATTGTCAGAGAAAGGGGCAAATTAATATGAAGAATAGAGTCAATTTTATGGATTATATATCTGCAGCTAACCCTGCACTGGCCACTAGGCTGGCTGAAGGGTTTACTCGGAGCCATGAAACTAAAAGCGAAATAATTGAAAAGTCCGCATCCGTATTCAGGGAATTTATTAAAAAATCTCATGACTATGAAATGAACTTACCTAAAGAAGGTAGGGAAGTAGGCTTTAATCTACTGCCCAAGGATATACATATAGGGGATAGTATGTCTAAATTAGCGGGGATGGTAGTATACGACACTACTCCCGAGGGGATAGAACAATTCCTAAAGGAGTTCATGTACAATGAACTTAGTTTCTTCCCGGATAAGGTTAATTTAGCTGTAGGTATTATGCCTTTAGACAACAACCCTATTAATGATGGCACTGGCAGAATGGAAATGAGCATAGCGAATGCTTCAGGTACAGTGGATATTACTTATGGTAATGCCATGCTGCAAATACCTTGGGTGATGAGAGATAAGGAGATACTTCCTTTTGACACTATCCAAATGGGCATGGAAAGCTCTGTTTACACTCGTGAAAACATCAAAAATATCCTTTTTAACATAAAGACTATGATGGAAAATCAACAAAATGCAAATAGTGTTAACAATAATCCCTCGTTGTCCGGGTATATGGGGGCAGGTACTAGAACTGGCCCGCTTACGGATGGTGGCTTTATGGGTGATATGCTGCAAATTCAAAGTTTAATCGGTTCTTCTTCCGGGATGGGAAGCACTTACGCCTCTAAAATAGATGACCTGTTAGAGAAGACTGCCTCCATAAGACAAGTAAAAATAGACTATTTAGGGGTGGAAAAAGCGTTTAGAAAGCAGTTCCTTGTGGCGGCTGAAAAATTGGCGGCTGCTGAATATGATGAGCCAGCGGAAAGCGCACTTGAGAAGAAAGCCTTCTTAGACTCACTAAATAGGAATATCCACGCTGACGTGCAAATACTCGGTAATGCAGAGAAATTTTCATTCACAGAGAAAGATGGCATGAGTGTCGGGGAAACCCAGGGTATAATCTTTAAATCCCTCATTAATGTAAGAGGTGTGGCCCTGGATGAGAAGTTGGTAATTGCGGCGGATGGAAGATTTAAATTGTTACGTAATGGAGATAAATTTGCGTTTAATTTAGACACTTCTGGAGAAAAGGAAAGCCCTGAATTCTATTTAAAATATAGGGATATTGAATCCTTAAACGTTGGTTATGTTTACACTGCTAATGTAGGCGGGACATTTACAGTTCCTTTTATTGTCACTAAGGTAACTAGTGGGGCTAATTATAGCCTCAACACACGTTTATTCTATAGTTGTCATGATGTTAAAGGAGAAAGTTTTACCTTAGTCTCCGTGAGTAATATCTCCGACAACCAGCTTATATTAAAAAGTAAAAAAGACTTTTTAGTAGATGTATCGCAGAGGGAAGAGCCTAAAAAGCTTGGAAGATATAATGTGATACTAAGTGACAAATTACCTATTCTATGCCTATCCCCGAATACCAAATTTATACAATTAAAACATGGTGCAATAAATAATATCAGCGACGTAAAAACCGCAATGTTCCTCTTTGACGGAAATGTTAAATTAGCTTCATTTAAAGATGAAATTAAAGTTACTTTAGTCGCAAGGGATAGTGACCATAAGTTTAATGTCGAGATGAAATGGTTTGATAATAAGTTTAAACAAGATAAGCACATGTCCTTCGACAATGTGCCAGAACCCAGGCTAAAAGGTATTTTAAGGACTATAGGCTTTGATTATGCTAAAGTAAATGAGATTACTTATAGGGCTAGTAAAGAAGGTACTGCTAGTTATGAGTTAACTTCTGGACTAACGCCGTGGATGGTTAAGCCAGAAGTATCTGCTGATATGGCTGTAAATAAAGCCGTCACCAATATGAGGGAATCACTATTTAGCGCGGAGAATGCTAAAAAGGCGATACCTGCTGTGTTAGGTGGTCTTCTGGGTGGCGCTTTAGCAGGGACCGCTTTGGGAGAACCTCTCATGGGGTTGAAATCCTTTGCCTCCGAAAGTGAAGCTTTGGCTGAGAAACTAGAGAAGGTAGCTATCGCCAAGGAAAGTTCTACGTTTAGTAAGTTAGCCGCTCTTATGGTTATAAAGAACCGAATAGATAATATGTTGGTAAAGTGTGCTACAGTTAATGCGGAATTTGAAGGAGCAGAAACATTAACTGAACTACATGAAGTTACTCCTTATTTACAAAAATTAGCATATGATTTAGTAGAACTTAAAATAAATCAATGTATGCTTCGTAATGAGATGATCTCACCTAATGTTATTAATGCTACTTTGAGACATTTAGATGGACTTCATAAGTACGCTCAGTATTTTAAAAAAACTGCAGGAATTAGCGACTCTTTAGATAACCTATCCAATATACAGGGCGCACATACTAATAAAATTAAAGCTGAAGTAATTCCGGAGGTTCCCCCTGCCTCAGGAAAGAGAATGGTTAGCGGAAGTGTAGGGAAGGCTGTGGATGCGTTTGCTAACATAGCTGCTAGTCCTATAGGCGCGCTGGGTTTAATGGCCGCTCCTCCTGTGATCAATAAACTACTAAAAAGAACGAAATAGTATCCGGTAAAACACCCTAAATATTTAGGGTGTTTTACCACATGAATAGTAAGAAAAAAGTAGCGCCGGAGGCCCCCGAGTCCTTCTACTATATTTCTTATACCATTAAAAGAGTCAAATGCAATGAGGTGTTAATTAATGCACAAACTAGCAGCAATAACCACACAAACTTGGAGTAAATTAGATAAAGCGTTAAGGGAAAATAGGGACTTAAATAACTTAATGCTGGACTTAGGAAAACAGTACAAAATACACGGGGATGATGCCAACTACTTACTCGATTTAAAGAGAAAACAATTTCCAAAAACTCACTTAGTGATGATAAGCGAAGCAGATAATAGGTTCAAGCCTACGTACTATCCAAATACTAACACACTTCTTTCATACAAGGAGCCTTGGTCATTTATGCATGAATATAATCATGCTTATGAACGAGCGGACACACTAGATAAGCTAAAAAGAATGCTGCCTATAAAGCATAAATTAGGTACTTCTCAAAAGAAGTTGTTAGATTCTTACATTAACGACGCATATTTACAGGGAAATGAAAAGTCACATGAAATAGGTGGATATTTAAAAAACGTTATAGGGGATACAGCTAAAAAGAGGGAGTCCGATGTGTGGAGACTGACAGAAGAGCTGAGGGCTAATGCAAGAGCATATCATGAGACACATAAAATAACAGGGAAAGAGAACGCAGAGAAGATACTACAGCCATTATCTGTTTCTGATGTATCGTATGTTGGGCATTTCTACCCTGAGGAATTAAACAGGCTATTAGGGGAAAAAACCACTATAACAAAGCAGGTAGCCTCCAAATTGAGTAACTTAAATTTGTTAAATACTATAAAGAATAAAATGAGTAAAATAAGGGAAGGAATGCCCCTAGAAGGTGAGCATTTCCGTATTACTTAGAAAGGAAATTTTATATGAAAATAGATTTCACGGCGCTGGATAAGTCAACGACACAAGCCATTAGAACTATTGAAAATAAAGGTCACGCAAGATATATACGTTATTTACTGGCTAAACGGATACCTCCCACAACTATCAGGAAGGAATTAGCTCGTTTAGCACTTTCTGCCCCTTCTAAAGAAATTCTCACAATATATTTTGTTAATGTTCTTTGGCCTTTGGCCGGGCACTTTAGTCTTACTCAATTCTACACGGAGTATTACGATAGATTGCTTAAGGGAACATATGAGAAGGATGTCACTCCTGTACTTAATTTTGATGTTTCCTTTGGGGATGATAATTCTGCCAGAATGGTATTTTGTTCTTTTTTAAGGGAATTAGGTATTGAGGAGATGTGGAGCAGGGAAGTAACTAAGTATTACGGCGGAGTGCATAATATTCCTCAAGATGAAGAAGGAAATAGAATTATAAAAGCCAATGTTACTAGGTCGGTTGAAAGTGTGCTTACATGCCCTAAAAGATATGTGGTGGATAAACTCCTTTTAGAAAATGTCTCCCCCTCAAGAATAAATAAGTACCTGTGGGAGAAATATCAAATAAAGCTCAATGATGTTGATATTTACGCTTATGCTAAATATTTCTTTAATTTCACCAGGAGAAATGTGGAAGAAATAATTGAGCAACTGACAAGTGAATTAACCAGTATAAAGAATGATTTAGAAATATTAGAAACTAGTGAATCGTACTCTTTAGGGGATAAACTAGCTATATCTCACCAATACGAAAGTAAAGTTAAATTCCTAGACGAAAGTATAAAGGAATTAACTTCCAGATATTCTGATTTAGCATACAATCAGGGAGTATCTGAGCAATTAGAAGTAGAGGATATTGTTAAAGACATTGTATTAAGGGGGTATAAACGTCTACAATTCTTAGACAGATACAATGACAGGGACGTCGTAAAACCTCTTACAGATGTCGCTAAAATGGTGTTTACCGCCGTAGATAAAATGCAGCAAATTGAAGACGGTAAGATTAAAAATCAAGGCAGAAAGAATGCTATTGATAGGGATAAAGGGGCCCATGAAGTGCTTATTGATTTATATCAGGAGGCACTTGAAAATCACATTAACGAAGCAAAAGAAAGGCTTGGTGAGCCCGTAGAAGATGTAGATATGCAAATAGAAGGAGCGGAGGAAATGTAATAAAAAAAGCCCTTGCTAGGGGCTTTTTTATTACTCTTTGACTTTTATTACTGCTCCCATTGTGGCTAATGTTTCCACAACTTCTTTCAACTCCTCTTCTTTTATTACTACTCTCTTGAGTAGTTTACTTACTGCATTGTGTATTGTTAAATGCCTCAGGTCTTTTGCTTTGTATAATTTATCTGCTATTTCGCTGATTATTCTTGCGTACTCCGCTATGTCAGCTTTCGACATACCGTCTTGGGAGATACGTGTTATATACATTGCTTTATTTAATCCTATGATCTTTACTTCTCTGCTGCCCTCATTATTACTCTGTGGTGAGGGTAGTTTGCTACCGGCCAATTGTTCTCTAATTGTTTGCTCTATTCGTCGAGCACTATCTCTTTTGTTTTTAAACATAGAGATAAACTCACTGATTGTTGATTCCTCTGTTTCTTCTTGTGTCGCCGCAACTTCTTCTTGTGATTCTATTACTTCTTCTATAGTTTTCTCTAAGGTCTCATAACCCTTAGTTTTCCTTAGTTTTAATCTGTCTGTAGATAACTTAAGTGTTGCTGTTGATTTTCTTAGCTCTGTGATTGCTCTAATGGTGTTATCATTCATATTGTCATGTATTCCTCCTTTTATTCTTCATTACTATGTCTCTTATACCTTATATTTGTGGCAGTTGTAAAAAAGTTTCTTCTAGGATATAATAAACACAGGTTAAAATGGTTAGAAAGGTAGTGGACGCAGTGAGAGACTCACCGGAAAACGAATTAAATAAACTGGCTGCCGACTTTATTTTAGCAGCAGAGCAGTCCTTAGATAGGGAATTAACCTCTTTAGAGAAAGTAGCTGTGTTTGGTATGATAGCAAAAGGGGTTGTAGCAGCTGGAAAGTACGCATATAAAGGAGCAGTTAAGCCTCTTCTTTCCGCTTCTTCTCAGGCTAAAGTGTCCGGATGGGCAGGGGCTATAAAAAATACTTGGAATCCAGGGGGGACAATGGGTCCTAATCCAGTGTTCAAAACAAGAGCGTCTAATACAATTAAAGATGCCTTTAAAGCTAGTCCTACGTTGACTACAGGGGCTATAGCGGGCACAGGAGTCGTAGCCGGTGCCGGGGCAATGAGTTTACTAAATGGTAATGATAGTGTGCGTAGGTACCCTCCTATGCCTGTATACGCGGCAATAGCTGGAACATTGGAAGAACTTGAAAAGATGGCCACCGTTAAAGATGAAGAGAATAAGAAGACCTTCTTCACTAAAGAAAATGTGGCTATAGCCGGGGCGGGCGCCTTGGGAGGCCTTATTTTAGGAATAAGGAACAAGGGAATAATGAATAAGGCTAAAAATACTCTTCTTTTAGAAGACACTAAAAATCTTCGGAATGTAGGGGCAGTAGCTGCCGGTAAATACAAAGAATTCTCGGCTAAAAAAGAGGGTGAGTTTGACGCTTTATTCAACTCTATAGATGATTTAAGAAAAAGGAATATAGTTAAAAATACCACAAAGGATGTCGAAAAGGCAATAAGTGAAGCTGCTAGAAATATACCTAGAAGTGAATTTAGAAATAAAGGAGCTATAGGTAAGGAGTTTCATGATATAATTGACTCGGCGCACGAAGCAGGAGAGATTCCCGCAGAAGTATCCCGCTATTTGAAGAATACTGTAAATAGTAAATTCAGGGAAAATAATAATTCACCTTCTCCTATTAACCATATAAAGGAAAATGCTAAAAATATTTCTTCTATTATTACGGGAGGAGGAGTTAATAGTACTCCGAACCATAATGGTAGAAGCGTGAGAAACGAGGTGCCGTGGTAATATGACTAATTATGTTAAAGGGGCACTTCTCGGAGGAGCAGGAGCCTTAACCTTTTTAGGTGCTGGAGTAGCTCGCAAACATGAGAAGGAAAAGGCGCAAAAAGCAGAACTAGCACTGGCATTGCATAAATCTCTCCCTGATACTATGAGTGAGGAAAGAAAGTCTATAGTTATTAGTGAGATAATGAAAAGTGCTTCTATAGATGATATAATTAAAGAAGCCGCCGCAGAAGTTATGTGGGATATTGTTAAATGCGCGGGAGAAGAGGAAGAAGAAACTCTCAGCAATAAAGCGTTGAACTTTGTAGGAAATCACCCTATATTATCAACATGGTTGATAGCAAGCACAGCCGCAAAAGGGGCCTTAGCCACAGGTGCGGTAATTGCACTAAGAAAAAGGAAATTAAATAAAAATAAATTAGGGGGAAATTATAATGGCCAATAAAAATAACGACGATGTGTTGGAACTATTCCGTGTAGCTTACGGGGATAAAGCTCTGGATGAGGTAATTAAAGAAGCCGCTGTAGAAGTAGTTATGGGGCTCACTAAGGTTGCGTATGGAACATCTGTGGTTGGAAATGTTTATGGGGACTCTGTGGTTGGAAATGTTTATGGAGACCGTAATAATAATCAGCACCAGTCTAAATTAGAGTCAACGTGGGAAGAATTTCAAAAATCAAGACATGCCCCTATACCTGGCTACCCTGTATTGAACGTAGAGCCCATGGATCACTCTTTTTATAGCCAGCCTGCTACTGTAAAGGACATTGGGGCGGCTATTAAAAATAAATCTACAGCTGTGGGGAATGAAATCGCTACAGCTCACGGTATTGCCTGGCAGCGAGCAAAGGACGACGTGATGAGTCTCATAAACGGTAAGTCTAAGGACAATGGGGCTGCCGATGTTTCCATGGGTTATCGTGGAGGGGATGAAAGAGCTAATCTTATTAACAGGGCGCAGGAAAGGTCTGAATCTGAGCAGATGGCCCGCGTGCAGGCTCTAGCAGACAAAGAAAAAGCAGACGCAGATACAGCAGCTAATCAGGTTAAAATGGATAGGGCTAATGCTGACGCCGCTGCTGCCAGTGCTGCCCAAGCAAAAGCAGACCAGCTTAAATATAAGGCCGACCACGCTAACGAAAGTGAGTTTAAAACTAGAGTTAATAATGTGGTGCAGAAATTTAATCCTAATAATGAAGAGTCTATGCAAAATTTAAAGGAAAAAGCATATGAGCTGGGAAATAAAGGATTGGACTTCGCGGGTGAACATGAGTATGCAGCTGCGGGTGCAGGTGCCACCGGTCTTTTAGGGGCAGGCTTAATAGGTAGAGGGCTATTAAAAGCTATTACTAAAAAGAAATTACCAAAAGAAGTTTTAGCGGCTATCTCTGAAGAAGTTATGGAAGAGTTAGTAAAAGAAGCTAGTTATTAAACTTAAAAAACGCCGAAGGGCGTTTTTTTATTCCGATGCCACTACTGCTATTTCTTCGTGTGCTATTTCCGCTTCCCCTTCAATCTCCGGGAATACTTCTTGGTGTTCATACGGTTGTGTTATCATCTCCGCTAACATCTTTCTCATGTAATCCAAGGATCTGTTCCTAAACTCAACTACGTCCTTTCCTTCGAACTCATCAAATGATGGCTCTACTTGTAATCTTGATATGTATACTGTCGTTGCTATCGACTCTACTAATAACGCTTGTGCTAAGTTTACTGCTCCTTCTGCGTCTATACTTTGAATACTCCGGCTTATTTGTTTGTTGCCGATTCTGCTTTCTGCGTGTTTTAATATGTCCTCAATACTGTCATATAACATCTGTTCTAATACGTTCATCACTATACTCTTACTTGTTAATTTCTTACTTGCCATTTTATCTCCTCCTTATTTATTATTTACTATATTTCTTATACCAAATTATGATATAATTGAACTACTAAAAATAAGGTGTGGGTATAATGAGTAATATAAAACAATTAAAAGTAGTGCCTTCGATATTTACGGAGGCAGTATATCTTATAGAAGGTAAACCCTTTAGGTTTACGGGTAGAAACTATCTAAAAGCTATTTATGACACAGACATTCGTTTAGGTCTTCTAAAGACAGGGAGACAAGTAGAAAAATCTACAACGGTTTCTATTAAAATTGCAAATGACGTGTTATTGAAGCCATTTGTCAGGGACTTATACGTGGCGCCAAGAACGGAGCAGGTGAAGACTTTCTCTAAAGAGAGGCTTAGTAAGTTATTCCGATATTCAAAAGAAAGTATAGTAAGACGCTTTTACATGGGGAGCGATTTGACTGACCAAGTTTATATGAAGGAGTTTTCTAACGGTTCTACTATATGGATGAGACACTGTTACGATGAAGGAGATAATATACGAGGATTATCCATTGATCGCCTATATATGGATGAAGTTCAAGATATTTTAGTTGATGCTATCCCTGTTATTCAGGAAACACAGTTTGCTTCTGATTATTCTATTACTTGGTTTACAGGAACACCCAAGACCTTTAGCAATACAATTGAAGCTTTGTGGCAAACGAGTACTAAATCAGAATGGGTAATAAAATGTTCACGTTGTGGTTGCTACCAAATATTAGGAATTCCTAATATTACCGACAAAACATTAATATGCAGGAAGTGCAAACTGCCCATAAACTCCGAAGATATTGGTAAAGGGTTTTGGCAAGAAATGAAACCGCATCAGCCACTAAAAGGTTTTCATATTTCACAAATGATGTCCCCCAGAGCTAAAATGACGAGTGAGGATGGTAAAGGTATTTACCAAAAGCTATTAGGTTATCCTACAGCTAAATTTTATAATGAAGTATTAGGTTTAAGTTATGAGAATGCGGATAAACTTATAACAGACACAATGTTGGATGATATAATGGATAATGATGCAACCTTCTACGAATATTTACCGGAGAAGTTTGCACTAAAAAGGGTTTTTATGGGTATTGACTGGGGTACAGGCGATACATCTTTTACGGTGGTTTCTATTTTTACATATAATGAGGATGGGAAGTTCCAAATGATTTACTGTAAGAAATATGAGCACGGCGCAGAATTAGAAGTAGAAAAGCAATTGGAACATATATCCCTGCTGATAAGCAGGTATAAAGTCAGTTTGTGTGTAGTAGACTGGGGATTTGGGTTTACCCAAATACAAAAACTAAAAAAGGCTTTTGGTAAAAGGGTGTACGCTTGTTATTACACTCACACACAAAAAGAAAAAATAGTGTACGACCACGGAAAGGATTTATACCGCGTAAGAAGAACAGACATCATAATGGATTATGTGCTGGATATGATGCATAATAGGGGAGCGATGTGGCCGGGGAAGGAAGCCGCCAATCTGAGGTTTATGAGAGAACATCACTTATGTGAGCAAGCAGAATATAGAACGACATTGAACGGTAAATCTGAAGAACTATTTTTCACACACCCTATAAACCATCCTGATGATGGATTACATTCATGTGTATACGCTTATTTAGCATCTAAACTATTTAATATGGGAGCTTTTGGAGTTAAGTCTAACTACGAGGGCATTAAATTCGCCGTCGCTAAAAGTAGGTAGAAAAAGAAAACCCTTGTTAGGGCTTACTGCGTATATTCAATAGCTTCATATCTAGCTACTGTATTACGTAGTCTCTCGATATATTTTTTATCTTCCACCTTTCTTAATTCTGGGCTGTCTAATATCTCAATACGTTTTGCTATATGTTCCTTTGTTGCTTGCATTTGTTCTTCATCTAGTTTCTCTATCCACTGACTGAATGTTAATGTCTCTTTCATTGTTTATTTTCCTCCTTTTAATTTATAACTAACTTATACCACTAAAAAGGGTGGAAAGAAAACCCTTGTTAGGGTTTACTGTCTATAACATCTAATTTTTCTACTAGTTGATCCTCTATTTTTGCTGCTATCTCCTTTAATTTGTTTACTACTTCCCTGTTTGTCAGTAGTGGTATATTCTTATTACCTAATCTTCCTAATACTACTTCACTAAATTTTCTTAACTCCATTACTTTAGCCTCTGTTTTCTTATCCATTTTATTTTCCTCCTTTTAATTTAATACATAACTTATACCACTAAAAGGGTTTAAAAAGAAAACCCTTACGGGTTACTTAATTTTATCAATTTACTACTGTACTTACCTAACTCTAACTGTATTTCCTGTAATCTCTCAAGTATATTAGTTGGCGGTAATTCACCTTTTTTGATATATTGCCTTGACTCTTCCATTAAGCTAGTATTTTCTTTACTTAGTTCACTTATATTCCTATCTATCTCGTCTAATCTCTTCATTTCCAATTTATGTCTCTCATTGTACTCCATTTTATTTTCCTCCTTTTAGTTTATAAATAACTTATACCACTAAAAGGGTGAAAAAAAACCCTTGCGGGTTAATCAATATAACTTTAATCTCTTTAAGCTTAACAACTCGCTTTCTAAGTGACCTGCTAATCTAGCTGTTACTTTGATCTCTTCATACTTAGTTTCTATGTTTAATCGTGCTACTTCTACGTCTAGTGCTGCGAGGTACTGCTTTATTAATATAATCTTTGTTTCTGCTATATTTTTCATTTCTTTTTTATTATCTTCCATTTTAATTATTTCCTCCTTTTTATTCTATATATAACATATACCATGAAAAAGAGGTGTTGTATTATGCCCCGCGTACGCGGGGCATACAATTATTTTAGCAGCAACTCTACAGAATTAGGTGCGGTGAACCTTTGTTTAATTTCATCCGGTATTTTACTCCAAGGAGAGGGGTATCCGCATTCCGCCCACAATGCTTCCATCAAGTTTTGATTAAATTTGAGTTCGAATTGCTTGCCTTTTTCGTCGTACTCTAAGGTGACCAGGAAGTCCACGGGTGCGGATACCGAAATAGACAAATAACCGGAGGTCTCAAAATATCCAAATTTATTATTCAGATCTATTACTGTATATTGTGGCAAAGTAAAACTTACCTCTGTGCATCGGAGATTCTTAAAAGTGGTATTCATATAAGGAATAGGCGCCGTAATGGTATTAGAAAGCTGAGGTAAAAAATGCTTCAATGCTTTAATTCCAACACGACCTGCACACACCTGTATAGGATGATCAAGATAAAACATAACTCTAAACATATGATTACTCCGCCCCTTTCCCTAAAGAAAGGTTATGCCATTCTTTAGGAGCTCCTGCCGATATCCATGTAGTGAATAGCTTATCTCTATCCAGCGTATAGACTAATTCGTGCTTTCTCTCTGATTTAACTAATTTTAAATAGAAAAAGTCATTTAATTCAAAATCAACCTCAAATATACCAAACTCCTCATTTAGCCGTCTAACCTCGGGCATAGTTAATGTTAGTGGCACTACGTGTGAGTGTAAGAATCTTATGTCTGGAACTAATTGAGTTCTATCAGATACGGAGCGTAAAGCTGCAGGGTAGTGCTTCTTTAATAATGTCAGCCCTACTGGGACTCCTGGTAAGTTAACTACATCTTTATCAGAATCTGCATAAAATATTATTCTAAAATCCATATTAGTCTGTGAAGCGTACGTCGAAAGTACCCCATACGCCTTTTCCCTCTATAAAGTCATTATAATCCCTCTTAAACGCGGCAAACCCACGCCATAATTGCCGAGGGCTTTTGTGTATGTACCCAGTTATTTTAGGAAAGTTAACCTTCAGTACCTCGCATTTAAATGAATCCGAGGGCAGCCCTGCCAGTATTCTTCTTACTTTTTCAAAGAAAAACAACTTCTGCTTAATTATGGGCACAGAAGCAACGCGACTCCGCAACTTATTATTCACATCTGAGAGATTAACAGTATATACCTTCCTGTTGGCGACAGGGGGTTTAATATCTGCCTTCTTTACCTCTATTACCTTTGTTGAGGCAGTTGCGGCGGCCGGACACTCAATGCCAAAATCCTCTAACAAAGCGTCCATTTTAATGTTAACACTTGCTATCTCCTCGTAGATGATTTCCAGCAGGGATGCGTTTAACGCAACTATTCTATTGATCGCGCCAGACAAAACGTGTGACTGGTCCTCCTGGAGAGATGTAATAGCTTTGGTTAACTCTTTAGATTCCTCTACAAGTTGGTTTAAGTTATTTGACATCAAAAAAATTCCTCCTTTTCGTTTATATATAACTTATACCATTAATAAATTAGCTAACTAATGTTTAATTTTGCTAAAAGATTCTTTAACTATTGTAGGTGAGCTTATTCTCCCATAAAGCTCCATCAGTTGTTTTATGTATAAGGCCTTTAGTTTTTTCTTCTTATATTCTTCTAAGGATATAATCATTTCGTTTTTCGCCCTCCTAAAAAAGATTTATCATCTTCTATATCTCTTATACCATCATTCGATACAACTTGCCTAATTAACGTCCCCGTGCTACACTTAAGTTGAGTTTTTCAATATGTGTAATGTGAAGGATGGTGGCGCATAAATGCCTAATTTAGAAAGTCTCCTTCTAGGTGAGTTTGGAGAAGGATTCAATAAAAATGCCGAGGAAGTATTTAACAGCACTTTCTTAAACAACAGACAAACCTGGGTTAATCAAGTTATAGAGGGGTACACAAAATACAACACTGACCCTAATGTATCTATCAGTAAAATAGCACAAACATACAGCTTAAACGATGAGCAGACTAAAAGAATTGTAGAAGATGCTAATGTTGGTATTTATTTACAAAAGTATGCGCAGACTAAAGGTAATAGCGTGAGACGTGTCATATTCCCTATAGCAGACTTGGATAAAATTAAACAATCCGTAGTTAGTGTAGTGAAGACGGCTTCTTCCCCCACAGTAAGTGAAGAAACCACTTTTAATAAAGTAGCCTCTACTATAGGACAGCCTATGAATTTTGATTTAGGCGACAATTACATTCCTAACGCCTATAATAGTTCTCCTTCATACGAGCCTAGTTTATGGGAAGTAGGAGCACCGGAGAAAACAGCTTGTGAAATAATGAAACGCAAGTTAACCACTAAGCTTCAACAAACAAGGCAAGAAAAGACTGCTCTCATAAGAGGCATTCTTCAGAAGATAGCATTTGTTGGGGATGCTTTAATTTATCATGAGAGAGCAGGGCAATCTGCCCAAGACCTTTTAGATAAGCTTGCGCATGAAGAAAACTTCGTTAATAGAGACCAATTGCCTATTATTAAATATACAATGAGCAAAATTGCTTCCCTAAAAGAAGATAGAAAACTACCTGGTAATTTTAACATATCTTTAAACATTTCCTCTGAAAAGCACGAACCTTTTTCTTTAGGAAGGCATAGCTTAAATAAGAAGGCCAATAACGATATTGTTGTAAAAGTACAACATTTACCCGAAGGAACTGATTATGAAAAGTTAGTTCAGGTGGTACGTAAATTACAAGGTGAACTACACGGTGGTGAAAATGGAGAAAGTAAGGAGGGCAGGAAGTAATGGACTTAAGTGCACTTACTAAAGCTTTGGGAGCTGTCAGGGTAAACCCAGCAGTTAAATTTGCTACTCACCCTATGACGATGACCTCAGGATACAGTGTTATATCTGGTCTGAAGTCCGGAAGGGCTATATACGACAAAGAAATTGACGCTATAATTAATACGCAGCAATATAATTCACGTAGAATGATTCCGGTGAATTCTATAGAGGAGCTAAAGGATTTTAAACTTCCTTCCAACGCGAATGAAAAATTAGATGAGTTAAAATCTCTCTTAAAGAATACTTCTTTCGAGAAGACTCATAATATACCTTTAGACGACCACAATATATTCGCGCACCCTACAGACAATGTTGTGGAGTTGATACCAGATAAAGCTAAGTTAGTCGCTAGTGCTAAAGAAATGAATGGTGGCTCTTTGGCCCCCGAGAATTTCCAAGAACTGCTAAGGATATCCGGACCCTCTATAGCTAAGAATCTTGTGGTAGGAGGTATTACTACGGGGTCAGTTATGTATGGGCCCAAAGTAGTAGGAGCCATTAAAGATAAAATAGCTAATAATATGGCTACTAAAGAAGCTGCTGCCTTGGTTAAGCAGGAAATAGAAAAAAGAGCGGCGAGTATAAAACTAGATGATATTATTAACTCTGTAAATACAGTGGATATAGTACGGGGTTATATGAGGTGAGTAAATATGACTGAGCTAGAGAAAGAAGCCTTTTTAGGTAAATTAATAAAGCCTATTGGTGCGGTAACCGTTAAGCCTTTTATGAATAAAGTAGTCAAGCCCCTATTTAGTACAAAACTGCACGAAAGTAAAGCTATGTTTAAAGACCCTGTGTTTGCAGCTATGGCCGCTGCCCCCGTCTTAGTAGGCAGTAAGAATATAATGGACGCGGCTAAAGAGCACACTATACCTATGTATAATGAGTTTAAGGAGTCCGGCAGTAAGCTGAAGCAGGAATGGGCTAATTTTGGTAAAATGCCGGCGGCTATGACAACTCCTACAAGTAATATAACTCCTAATGTCAGAGTTGCTAATTTTCACGAAGATGGGCAGGATAAAGAAGCTAGCCTGTTAAATACTGGAGAAGATGAGAAAGATGATAAAATAAAGAGCGTTATTAATGGCATAGGAATATCTCTAGGCGCAGGGGCAGGAACATACTTACTCCACGATAAATATAATGATGCTAAAGACACTAGTCAAGTTATTCGCGGTTTAAATTTAGGCGTGGATAAAGCTGTAGGCGCCGTCGGAAAGCAAACATTAAAAACCCTAGGTAAAAATAAGCCTATAACCAGTGTTGTGGCAAATTCTATGGCGCAAAGTGGAGCATTTGCGAGTAAGTTACTTCCTCACTCTAACAATATGCGGCTAGACTTTTCAACCTTGGAAAATAAGCCTAAAATAAATTACAAGGGTCTAGGGATGTACTTAGGCTTAGCAGGGGCTTTAAACATAGGCGAGGAGTTATTTGGTAATTATATTTATGATAAGGCAAAAGGTCTAAAGAAAGAGTATTTTGGGGAACCCCCTAGGTCGGCGAGACCTCCTAGAGATTTCCCCCGAAATAGCGGAGGTAACTCTTCCCGAGGTAGTTATGGGACGCGTAGTTACACACCACGCCCTTATAATAACTCTCCTACTCCTACTCGTCGTCCTTACAACAATTACCAGAAAACAGCTTTAGAGGATATTAAGGATGAATTAGAGAAAGAAGCCTTACATCCTGATACTAAAAGGTTTCTGGTAGAGAGGGTTATAAAACCTGCAGCAACTACAGGAGTAGCGCTGTCTACATTGGCTGTGTTGAGTAGAATGTTAGGCAGAAATCTATACGGCGGCTTTGAAAAGGTGAGGGATGATGAGACATTAAACACCCGCAGACGGCTAATATTGGATGTGCCAACTTCCGAAGTAGACGGCGCTAGGAATAAGAAATTTATCTCTAATTTAGCTACAGACTTGAATAAATCCGCCTCGATACTTACTCCTGCCAGTAAACTTGAAAAAGTAAAAATGGCTCTAGATGCTAAGATACAGAATTCTCCTAAACTGAGAGCTATGGATAATTTTATGGATGAGGGGGAGTTTAAGTATAATGGTAAAAAAGGGCTATCCCATTTTTTAGTAGAAGAACTGCCTTTTAAGACCGTAGAAGCGTTGTCCTACGCCAGTCCTATGATATTAACTGGGTTGATTTTAAATAGGAATTTGAAGAAAGGTTTAGAACCTATCGAGTCGGAACCTGGTATACCTAGTGTGGCCCCTGGGACTACACGTATAACATTACAGGATAAGCCTGGTACACAGGAGAAAAAAGCCTCTACTGATGAATTAGGTAAAGAGCAGGAAGCGTTAAACTCCTACTCCCTGGCGGAAAATGTAAAAGACGAAACTCAAGCTTTAAATCATGCAACTACAATGAGGAACATCATACAAGGGGAAAAGTACAAGCAGGAAAAGCTGGCCGAAAATAAACCCATTTTAGATGGGGCTAAGGATACCACTTGCCATCGTAATATTGACTTTGGTAAAGGTAATATTACTCCGGAAGAACTGAAATTAATACTAAATAACTTTTAATTTACTGAGTGGTATGCAATGTGGTAAACTGTGTAGAAGGAAGCGTTTAAAGTTCAATGTTTCACGCCCCACAAGACTAAGTATAAATATTATGTATAAGGAGGGCATTATAATGCCATATGTAGTTATGTTAATAGGTAGTAGAGACGTAGGTGTGGATGGAGAACGTCTAGAAGCAGGAAAAACCTACAGTAAACATGTTAGTGAGCAAACACTGGATATTCTCAGAGAGTTTCAAACAAGAGGTCATTTAACATTAAACACTATTTTAGACTCTTTCGATAATGTAGATCCTATTATAGACCCTGAAGAAGTAGAAATAAGTTCCTTGGGCATATCTAAAGGGATATTGAAGCAGCTTCAGGGCACTGGAGCGGGCGCGACACCTACGAGATTAACGGTGTTACGCAGCGATTACGATGCTTACAGGTCTGCTATTACTGCAAATGATTTACTAGCTTCGCCTGTATTAGGGGTTACTTCCGGACAAACAGTTACAGATGCCTTACTTGTATCCGCTACAACTTACAAAGTATCGGTATGTGCTGTTAATATTCATGGAAATACAATACCCATTGCTACTGTAGACCAAAGCCCTGGCGGTACAAATAACGCTGTTAGAATACCAATTACACAAGTGGTAGGTGCCACAGGGTATGTTATATTTGTCTCTACTGACGCCGCTCCTAAAATGGTTTGCCAAATAACAGAAGCACAAAGGGCAGCCGGCTGTCAGTGTATTGCTATGTATACTGTATCTGAGGGTGGAATAGCGGGAGCAGTGGATATCGGTGTTGTTGGCACCGGCTTAGCTACTACCGCAGCTCCTTTTACGGCGAATACCGCACTCATTCCAGAACGAGAAGCAATACCAGAGATTGAATTACCCGCTGGTAAAACTGCTCTTGTATATTCATTAAACGCAGTTGTCGATGACTTTAGGGTTGTCCCCGCGTATAATATTACTTTCTTCTATTGGAATGATACCTCCGAAATATGGTTAAGAGGTTCTACCGTTGCGGTTGCCTTACCTTTGAACCAAATAGGCTCCGTGGATGTCAGTGGAAGCAATAAAGTAAAAATATTAGTTACTGGGGTTACCGGTCAAGGGTTGTCTGTAAGTATAGATTGTTGTTCTTACTAAGATAGGTTTTAAAATAAAGGGCTAAGTGAGGTGAAGAACCACCTTACTTAGCCTAGTTAATAGAAGGAGAGAAGCTGGGAATGTTCAAAAATATTTTAGATGATTTTGTAAAATTGTCAAACGAATTACCTCCGGAAGACTTAGACAAAATTGCTGTACAAATATTAACTTCCCTTGAAGAGGGAGTTGTTAAGATAGCTGAAGAAACTCCCTACCAAGTAGAAAATAACGCCGTTACAGAAGAGGTAACTAATAGCCTAAAGGAAAATCCAGACTACTCTACTAGTCTCATGGCCCGATATCAGCGCCTTCCGCCTATTCACCGGATGGAATACTTAGAAAGAACGAATCCGGGCAATGTGTTTAATGATATGGAGGAAGGCGCCGCATTTAAGTTGAAGACTAATATGCGTGACTCTAACGGTAATGGGGAGTTTGCGGGGCGTCTAGGAGGAGCGGCGAGCGTAGCAGCCGGAGCCTATTTAGTTCCTAAAATAATGAAGAAGATGCGTAAGTCTGCTAGTTATAGTGTTCCTTATGGAGATACTAGCGTCCTCGATAATGATTTACAAGATACTTATAGAGATGCGCGGGAGGAAATAAACGTAAACTCTGGATTGGCATCTAACATATATAACTCTAAAACCCCTCTTGAAAAACTAGATTTCCTCAGACATCCCCGACAACCTATTGACATGTTAAAAGGGGTAGCTGCTGATAATGAAGTGTCTATCGGTAACGCTAATAAAATATCTTATAGGGATGGTATTGGGGATGGAGCTATTCAAGGGGCCGGGGTAGCCGGAGCCGTTTTAGGCGGAAGGGCACTGATTAAATACTTTAAGGGAAAAAGGTAAATAAACATATGAAAAGACCTGCTAAAATGTCTTCCACTGTTATAGTACCTCAAGTTTTAAGAGCCCTTAGAAAAGCTGCCAATACTAAACACGTAGTCAACATCACATATATTGATAGTAAAGGGGCTACTACTATCAGGGCTACAGAGCCCTATGACATAAAAGACGGCAAATATTGGGGATTCTGTCTAGAAAGAGGAAGTATACGACAATTCTCTTTAGGTAACATTACTAATGCGGTAGTTACCGATTTAAAATATACTCCTAGATGGCCTGTAAATATATTGTAGAAGGAGCAATAAATTATGTATAAAGAAATGTTTGAGGAGTTTACATCGCTTGCTGGGACAATATCTCAGGAAGAATTAGACGTTATAGCCAGTCAAGTTATCGCGGGGCTGGAAAAGATAGCCTCCCCTGATGAGTCCTTGGGTAAAAGCGCAGGAGTGACTTTAGACGTGCCGGACGTGGAATGGAACGCAGATGCTGTGAAAACATTAATAGGCGCGGGGGGAGTTGCAGCAGGAGCTGCCTATTTGAAACATAAAATGCCTGAATGGAAATACAATCGGGCTATAAGTTCGGCGGTAAGTTCTCGTAACAAACAGAAATTGTACGAGCAGAGATATAATACTAAAATGAGAGCAGCAGATGCTGCCTTAGGTGGATTATACGGCTCCAGAGGCTTAGGCTCTGCTCCAGGTGGGGGTCATGGCAGTGGTTATAACGGAGGCAATAGAAATAATAATAGGGACATGAAAGACCCCAATAAACGTGTATCTTCGGAAATAAACGGAGAGTCAAGAAAACCCGGTGATGTTGGCTCAGACGTAGCTGCTTTAAAGGCTAAGGATTTTCTCACCAAAAATAAAATGCCTATTTTAGCAGGAGGCGGAGTAGCGGCATACATGGCTTTAAATAAGAATGACAAAGATAAACTAGAATCTGAATTAAGAGGTTCTTACTCTAATGGTGCTGGTAGGGGAAGGTTTATTTAGGAGGGTTAGTAGTAATGTACAAGGAATTATTTAATGAGTTTACTAAATTAGCTTCAAACTTGTCTCCTTCTGACCTAAATGAGGTCTCCTATGCATTCCTAAAGGAGGCGACAGGGATAGACATACTGCCTATGTATGATTTCACCTCTGAGAAGAATGTAGACTTAGGGGAATACATGAGCGGTGTTTATGATGACGCCTCTAGTGAAGGCTATAAAAAAGGAATTGCGGCTGGTGTTGCAGGGTTAATAGGAGCGAAGTTTGCGCTAGGAAGGGGTAAAGATATTGTGGAACAACTTAAAAATAAATTAAACCCTCCGCCCGCTAAAATGACTTATAAAGATAAATTGAGCGCTATGGTCAGTAGGATGCATCCTAAAGAAGCGGAGGAATTGTGTGCTTCTCTGGATAAGATAGCTGCGGCGGATACCTACACAGAAGTACTGACTAGTATGGATAAAATAGCCTCCTTTTTAGGAAAAGAAGAGTTGGATATAGTCGCTGAATCCTTAATGGAAAAAGAAGCCTTTTTAGGTATGATGGGGGCAGGGGTTAAAGGAGCTATTAAAGGCGGTAAGGATGGAATGAACGCTAAGAATACCGTAAACTCTTTTAACAGTATGTACGGAACTCCTGTATTTCACTCTGGAGGGGACTTAAAACACTTTAATAACGTTACTGGCACTGCCCAATCTAAGGCGTGGACTGATATGGTTGCGTCTGGCAAATCTAGAGATGTACAAAAGAAGTATAATGAAGCCAACGCAATGTCCAGTCAAAGCTTTATGCAGAATGTAAAAGGTGGATGGGGTAAAGGTCAACAAATGCAGACAAACTACGACATGTACATGAAAGAACCCGGTTTAGTTCCTAAAGGGACTGTTAAGGATATGGAGCGATATTATGGACGTCCTATAGGTCCTAATGGGGGTCCTGGTAATAGCGGAGGCAGGCCGCCGGCAGGCCCCCCGCCTAACTTCGCACAGTCTCACCCTTATATGACAGCTGCTATGGGGGTAGGCGCGGGTATGATGCTTCCTAAAATGATGGCTTATGGACCACAAAATAATAATCAAGCTCAAGGAGCACCAATGCCAATGATGACTCCGCCAATGATGTATTATAGATAATAAACCCCATACATGGGGTTTATTATTTTTTGATATTTTTGCGTACATACTGTATAATGAGCTTAACACCTATTTAGGAAGGAGACACGCTCAACAATGGCGATTTATGATAGTAACCCAAATTGGATGATAGACGCTGTAAATAAGGCATTAGAGTTAGAATATAAAAGTAATGAAGAAACGATGGAGCTAACCAAATCAGCGTTTGATATTGGTATAGGTAGTGGGGCACTTATAGGCGGTATGGTGGGTATGAAGATGGGCACCGCTATAGAAGATAATAAGAAGGCCAATGAGTACAAACAAATGTACGCAAATTCCGTGGCTAAGTTATTGAACGAACAAAATAAAAAACTCGTAGATATGGGGAGTAATTACTACTCTAAAATAGAGGATATAGAGAAAGACATTAAAATTATGTTTACCCCTCTGTCTGTGGTATTTATTTTAAGAAATACAGCAATAGACACTGTAAACGCGGACACCATGAACACCCAGGCGAGAGAGGCATGGAAAAGAAAAGATCCAGAATACTTTAAAAATGTCATTATTAATAAAATATATTTAGATGCGCAAGAGACTGAGCAGGTATTTATAAAAAGGCTTATGGAGCAAGATAAAGAGTTACGTAAAGCCTTGTCTAAAAATAGCTCTGAGTTCGCGTATGTTGATGGAGATGAGGGTGTTTCTGAGGAAGCCCACCTCTTAGAGGTATTAGCTTGCGCAGACTATTTTAGTAAGTTATTTGAGAAAGGGGAGAGTAATGAATCCCTGAACAAATATGCTAATAGTCTTATTTCTGTTGCGTGTGAGTGGAGCGAAAGAAATATTCCTGTAGAGTTAGGTATGGCTAAGTTCGCCGGGGAAGATGACTTTGATTTAGGCATGAGTAAGCTTGCCTTCCTTTTTTTCGGTAAACCTAATGTAATGGATATGAAGGAATTAACTCCTGGATTTCTTAAAAAACACATGACTGTCGTATACTTACCTGATAGAATATTGTATATTACCGATAATGTCGTTGTTTCTCAGCTTAATGTTACTAAAATGGAAGATGAAGATTATGATAACTTTTCTAAAAAAGATGATAAGTACTTTACAAATCGCTTCTTTTTAGAGGCTAAGAGATTAGGCAAAATATCCGCAGAAGAGTTCGATGAGTTGGAGGAGTTAAATAAGGAATCCAGTTTTGATACCGAATGCCCCTCAGAGGTTCTAGGAGGCCCATTAGAGGACCTATTAAAGGCTGCAGGTAAAATCACACCCTCTAACTATTCTACCCCCCTTAAAATGGATTTAAATGAGTACATAGAAAAAGGAGCTTCTTTTAGGGAAGATTTTAGAGAGGGAGCAAATGGTAAAATACCTGCGCTTGAAAATGCTTTTAAAAACCCTATAGCTAAAAAAGTAGCTCATATGGTCGCTACTAGCCATGAGTATAAAACCCCTAATGTAAAAGCTGCTTTAGCGTTTACTAAAAACTATGAGTGGGAATTGTCTAAGGAGAGGGTTAGTAATTTACAAGGTATTAATAAACCTGTAAACGACGAGAAAGTAGATGCCTTAGCCAACAAGATAAATAAGAGTAATTTACAACCTGTAGTCATTGTAAACCAATTAAACGGAGTTAGACCTCAAACACCAGGTAAAAAAATATTAATGGACGGGCACCACCGCATTGAGGCGTGTAAGAAGTTAGGTATAATGGAGGTTCCTGTATACAAAGGAAAGTACACTGGCGGAGCTGAGAAGAGTCTTGAAGAGCTAACAGAGAAAACAGCCGCTGTAGGCGATAGTAACTCTTTTTTTAAGGAACTATTTACACGTTCTGGTATACATCCTAAAGTGTATTACTTATTTCTAATGAAGGAATTTGGTAATGAATGGCTGGAATGGGATATGACTACAATATTATCCTCCTTAAAAGATATTTACGGCCTGTCCAAAATCTCCGACATAGTAGAGAATAAAATAATGTGTATCTCCTTAGTATTACACGGCGATGCTTCCTTTACAGGGTATCACACATTTGAGAAGGTAGTCAGGGCCTTTAACGATAAGTCTATAAACTTCGACTTAAGGGAATCAAATCTATCACTAGGGGAGTTTGTATTCGCCATGAGAATCATGTCTGATTTAATATCTGACGTAGATGATAACCTATATGACAACTTCGGCGAGCATACCTTATCCTATTTAGTAGAGGTGTTAATTGACCAAAATTATCGTGTGTGTGCGCACTCTACCTTATCTAAAAATGAGCAGTCTTTCTGGGACTTAGTTAACTTGGAATTACTGGAATATTGGGTTAAAATATTACCCACAGGCTTAATGGGTGTGTCTAAGGATGCTAGTAAGTTTGAGGGAAAAAACATTCAAAACATCACTAAGGAAGTGTGTAAGGAATTAGCGGGCGATGAAAATTGGTATAATAAAATAAGCGGTAGGGTAGATGAGATGTTGACGGGTACAGGATTACCTACGCATCCTTTTAGTAATATTATTACAAACAACGTCATTAACAGTTTATCACTAACTTCCTTTTTAGAGGATAAGGAGAATCAAATGAATGCGCAAATTAAAAACTACGTTAGTTAGGAGGGGTTATTTATGATTATTGGAGTAGATACTTGGTGTAAATTAGCGGCGGAAGAGAGGCTGACTAAAATAGCTCTTAACGCGTTAGATGCGCGTAATATGGCTAAAAGTGTTGGTCTACAACCAGCAGGAAATTGGAAGTGGGCTCTGCGTAGCTTAAGAGATGGACGAGGAAATGTACTGCAGGGCAAAGAGTTAGCTACAGCTAAGGAAGGTTTGGGTAAGATGCCTAACAATCTACGTCAAACACTCAATTCCTCATCAAGACAGATGGGAGGGAGAACTGAAATTGCTACACACGCAGATAAAGTAGAGGGTAAATTACTGTATACTAAAAAAGCGCCTTCTTTAAAAGAACCTAACTACTATGACTACTCGCCGTTGCCAAAGCCACCAGGGTCCTCAATTAATAAGCACCCTTTTAAAAATGATTTTTACACTGATGGCATTAGTGTAGGAGGGGAATTTAAGGGTTATCCTTATGTGGTTCAAGATGGAGGGGAGCATCATATTAGAGTACACACACATGCATTTAAAAATAATGATATTAATAATAAAAGACCAGAGTTTAAAAGAGCTGGACATAAAGACTGGAGAATAACAACTCCCTCAGGCTCTTTAAATTTTGCTCAGGAATTATCGGAAAAGCGTAGGAACAATATAACAAAATTAAGGGAGAACAAATTAAATGGTGGAGAAGGCGTTAGCCGTACAGACAACGGCATACCAGACTGGAGCGGTCTGCCTAGTTCTACTACAGGTGATATGAGTGGAATAACTAGAAATTATCCTGAACTTACCCATGAGGTTATATATGACCCTATACACGGCAACGAAGGGGTACATAAAATGAGACCACAAGGGCTCAGGTCAATTTACTTTAAAAACCAAGGCTTGTATAACTAGGAAGCGTTAGTTAGGGGAGGTTATTATTCATGAATATTGGGTTAGACCCTTGGTGTAAATTAGCGGCGGAAGAGAGGCTGACTAAAATAGCTCTTAACGCCCTCGAAGCACGCAATATGGCCAAGTCTGTAGGACTACAACCTGCAGGCAATTGGAAATGGGCGTTACGCAACATGAGGGACGGACAGGGAAATGTACTGCAGGGAAGAGAATTAGCCTCTGCTAAAGAGGGTATGGGTAAGATGCCTAACAATCTACGTCAGACCCTGAATTCTTCCGCTCGACAGACAGGCATGAGTACTGAAATCGGTACTCATATAGACAAAATAAACGGTAAGTTGTCGTATGAAGGTAAAGCTCCTTCTTTAAAATATAATAGTCCCTACACACATCTTACGGGGGATAATAAAGGCAATGAAGAAGCCTACCATGAAACAATGAACTTATTTAAAGGTAAGGGAATATCCCCGGAGTTCAAAAATAGCCTATACAGCGAGTACATGACAAATTCACTAAAAGGTGATTTCAGAGTAGGGGCTATAAACGTAGGAACCCCTAATAGAGTAAGTGCGGAAAGTCCTTACAGAGACGGGTTTAGCGAAGTAGCAGGTATTCATACACACCCTTTTAGTGGAGCTAAGAAGTATAGTAAAAACGAGGAAGCACAGAGAATAGGCTCTAAAGGGTGGCAGTTAACAACCCCTTCAGGGATGATAGGGTATAATAAAAACCCCAAGGACTTAAAAAGTTTAGAACATTCCGATATGAATTCAATAATGGGAAATACTAATTCCAACCATGTTATTTACGACCCTGTATATGGAAACGAAGGCATACATAAAATGAGGCCACAAGGACTTAGGTCTATTTACTTTAAAAACCAAGGACTGTATGATTAGAAAGAGGGAGAAGTAATATGAGTAGCAGCATATATCTTCCTTCATCTTCCAGCTGGGAAGTGGAGAAGAATAAAATACTAAAAGAGGCTAAGGGCTCGGCGTTAGCCGGATTATCTAAGACAGCATCCTTTATGATGCGGGACCAAGACCCTTATCCTTCACCTTATTTAAATTTATCCGATTATCAAATACCTCGTACAATGATAGAGATATTTAAATGGTGCAGATACTTTTATAAGTTTGATAGTTTAATTGGTGGGGCGGTAAATGCATTAGCTAGGTTTCCCGTAACTGATGTAATATTGGAAGATATGCAGTCACTGCCAGGAGGTTGGGACCCTAAGCAGGATTCGCCAACTTTGGAAATGTATAAACAGAATTTTGAGGATATGAAAGTACACGGCGAGTTAGTAAAAATAGGTATAGATTACTGGCTATACGGTAACTGCTTTATATTTGGGGAGTTTGCGGATTTCTCAGAAGACCCTAGTATACCGGATATAAGGTGGAAGCATATTTTTAGGCTAGACCCTAGTAAGATGACTATAGATATAGACCCGCTTACACAGGAAAAAACATACAAGTGGGAAGTTCCCCACAAGATAAGAAGGATTTGCAGAGAAAAGAAACCAAAGGAAAAATTCGATGCCATTCCTGAGACTATTAAAAAGGCAGTTAAGGAAAATAAAACTGTTATTTTAAATAGCAAGAATGTGTACCATTTCTCCCGCGAAGGTGAGTCAGGAGACGGCTCAGTTTGGGGCACACCTATTATCCTGAATGTTATGAAACAACTTGCTTATAGGAACCTCCTCAGACAGGCTCAGGAGGCCATTGCACGGGAGCATATAGTCCCCTTTAGGGTTTACTACCTGGACCCGACAGAAAGGGTAGACCCCATGGCTAACTGGAGCAATGTGGCTAGTGACTTTGCTAGGCAACTAGAGCAGGCTACTAAAGACCCCAATTATAAAGTAGTCTCGCCTGTTCCTGTCAACGTAATAAACCTGGGCGGTCAGGGAAGAGCCTTAATGCTAACACCAGAAATAGATCAATTACAAGCAGAGATTTTAGCAGGTATGGGTGTCCCCAGAGAATTTATTTTTGGCGGGGTTAGTTACTCGGCGGCTTCTATTTCTCTTCGTACATTAGAGAATCAATTTATAAATTATCGTCTGCTTCTCGTTGATTTTCAGAATAACTTTCTTATAAAGAGAATGGCGGAGGCAAGGGGAGAATGGCGTGGCCCACAAGACAACAGCTTTTTAATAACTGCTAAATTAGCTGATTTGAAAATGCAGGACGACATACAACAGAAACAACTGGTTATTAATCTAAATGCTGCGAATAAAGTATCTGACGAATATATGTATAATATGATGGGTATGGACCCTGATAAGATGAAGGTTCAAATTGAAGTGGAAATATTTGAACGTATGGATAGAGAGCGCCGTATGCAGTTTTACCAAATGGAAACTCAGTTTATGTTGCAACAACAGCAAATGCAGTTTCAAATACAACAACAGGCACAATTTGGTAACCCAGAGCAAGAGGAACAACAGAAAGCACAGAAAGAAGAACAAAAAGGTGAAGTAGAGCATCAGAAAAACTTAGCCTCTGCTAAAGAGGAGGGTAAGGCAGACGGGCAGGCTAAGGCGGAGAAAAAGCATGGGGCGCCTGTAAATAAAGAAAAAAAAGACGTTAAGAAAGTAGCTTTCCCTTATGCTGAAGCTCTAAATAAAGAAGCTACCGCCCATAGGAGCATATATGATATAGTTCCGGGGCTCCCACAGGAATTAGTAAGGTATCAAGTGACGCCAGCAATGGAAACGCAGACACAAGCTATTATAAATAAACTAGCGCACCTTACAGAGGAAGCTCAAATGGAAGTATTATCTTACTTGCCGGACCACCTAAAGGCCCATATTTTAGACAGACTTAACAAGGAAGGTTCCTCTAATCCAGGCACTATCGCGGGCAGTAGTTCTTTTGTAATAAAGGCTGGTAATATGTCCGAAATAGAGAAGTTAGAGTTTCTAAAAAATAAGACGGGGGAGAGAGCTAATCAGGCTAATGCATTTGGGGCACAAAATGCGGCAATGCCAAATCCTACAAAGAACCCTCCTCGTCGTCAAACACTAATATAAAAAATATAGCGTCTATGACGCTTATTTTTTATGCGATTAATACCTTTGCGGTGTCAATTAATCTTCTCTCCTGGTTTAATACCCAGAATTCTAATACTTTTATTCTTTGTTTACTAACTACTACTCCTTCGTTAGTTATTGCTGCCTCATACACTTTATTACAAATGTATGTGTTGTATTTATCTCTTACCTCTAACAGGTTAATTGCTTTATTTACTAATTCAATTCCCATAAGACTTAATTCTCTAACTGGTGTTACGTTGTTTACTAAAAACCCGCTTCTATTTACTACTATTGCCATTATATTATTTCTCCTCCTCTACGTTATATATTACATATACCATTAAAAAATATATTGTCCGAGAAAAAATACCCTTGCGGGTAGATTTTAATCATTACGCTAATTTTATTAGTTCTTCAAATTTTCCAAGCATTTCTTCTGCCCTTGCTGTTTGATTCTCTAAAGCTGCTGCCATTCTTTCCATTGCTACTACCATTCTTTCTTGCTGTTGTTCAAATAGTTCTTCTCTTGCTGCTTGTGCTGCGCTTTCTTGTATTTCTCCTATTGTTTCTGCCATTATGTAATTCCTCCTTTTTATTCTATATATTACATATACCAACTAAAATAACCTTTGTCCGAGAAAAAATACCCTTGCGGGTAGATTTTTATTTAATCCTTTATAAATATCTTTGCTCCAATTCCTCCTACTAATCCTATGATAGGGTCTATTGCTACTGCTACTACTGCTGCTATTACTGCTGCTGTTATATTACTTGCTGTAAATATATTCATTTGTGTTGTGCCTCCTTGTTTATTTTATTACATTACATATACCATTAAATATGGTATTTGTCCGGGAAAAAATACCTTATTCAGGGTAAGTCTCTTCTTCTATAAATGTAAACTGTATTTTTTCTACTGCTATATCCATTAGTCTTAATACTACTGCTCCTACTAACATTCCTGTCACGAATACTGCTAAACTTGTTACTGTTAAATATTCCATTATTTCTATTCCTCCTTTATTATTTATATATTACATATACCACTAAAATGAAAATTGTCCCATTAAAAAGATAACCTATATTAGTTAGTTATATGTTATCTTCCTACATTACATATACCACTAAAAGGTTAGTCTGTCCGATAAAAAAATACCCTTGCGGGTAATGTAATACTTTAGTCTTCTTTAACTAAGTTCTCTACTTCTTGCTCTTGCCGTTTGTTTCTTATACTTGTGTATGTCTCTACAACATCCCCAACTGTTGTTCTCACCTTATTGGGTAAATTTCCTTCTTTTAAATATTTCACTGCTTTCGGTGTTCCTATTGTTACTAATTCTACTACTCCAACTGCTATTACTGTTCTTGCTGCTAATTTTGCTAATCCTCTTATCATTATAATTCTCCTCCTTTTAGTTTATATATTACATATACCATTGGATATAGTGTTTGTCTGCTGGATTTTAAGCTGGGATTAAGTCTGGGATTAAGTTTGGGACAAGTTTTAAAACTTGTCCCAAACTTAATTTTGATTAAACAGCATACTTATGTGAATATATTAAATTTGGTAATAATTAGGTGAGACAAAAAATCAATTTTTGTCCCAGATTTGTCCCAAATTTGTCCCAACTTTGTCCCACGATAAAGTCAGTAAATACGGGCATAAATTGAATTGTGTCTGTTTTTCACACAAAATTCTGTCCCAACTTTGTCCCAAAATAAATGCAGGTATCATGCGGCTTTAGACCATTTTTAGGCCTTTTTTGTCCCAAAATAGTAAAAATACACACCCCCTTTTT